CCGCTGGCTCGTTGACGCAAGCCACCCCGCGTACCCACACAAGCGACGCGATCCAGCGTGGAAGCCGATCGCCATCGGCGACCTCGTCGAGCGTGGCCTGGCCGCCGTCGGCATCACGAAGGAACGGGTCGAGCGGCTCACTCGCACCGAGGGCAAGCCCGGCGGGTGCGGATGCGGGGATCGCCAGCGGTGGCTGAACGAAGTCGGCTACAAGGCCCAACACGCCATCCGCGACGGCTACAAGGCGGTCGAGAGGTTTTATCTCGGCGAAAATTGACTCACCCCACCGGCCTGGCACACTGCCAGCCAACCCAGGAGGCACGGATGCCACAGCGCGGCGAAACAGGCGGCGACCCGATCACCGAGATGGCGCGGCGGCTGTGCCTCGAGCACCCCGACGCCCCGGCGAAGACGCTCGGGCGGCGGCTGTTCGATGAGGCCAACGGCGCGATCACGCTCCAGGCGGCCTACGGCCGAATCCGCCGGCAGTTCGGCGTCTGCGGCCACCAACACCGCAAGCGATGCAACCCCGTCGCGCCTCGCCCGCCCCGGCAGGCCGGCCAGGTCGCGGCGATGCCGCCGTCGAAGGCCGACGCATGGGGGCCGCACGAGCTCGGCGTGACGGGCAACGTCGGCGTGCTGTCCGACATCCACGTGCCCTACCACGACGAGACCGCCCTCCGGGCCGCGGTCGACCAGCTCCAGGGCGACCTGATCGACGCCCTCGTGCTCAACGGCGACATCGCCGACTTCTACGCGATCAGCCGCTACACGAAGGACCCGCGGAAGCGGAACTTCAAGGCCGAGGTATCGGCCACCCGCGAGATGCTCGCCTGGCTCCGCGGCCAGTTCCCCGAGATCCCGATCGTGTTCAAGGCCGGGAACCACGAGGAGCGGTGGAACCACTGGCTCTGGCAGCACGCCCCCGAGATCTCCGACGAGAAGCGGATGGGCCTCGACCAGTGGCTCGACATGGAAGATCACGGGATCGAGTTCGTCCAGGACCAGCGGCCGATCATGGCCGGGCTGTTGCCCATCCTCCACGGCCACGAGAAGGGCAAGGGGTTCGTAGCTCCGGTGAACCAGGCCCGCGGGGCGTTCCTGCGGCTCCAGCACACCGTGCTGGAGGGCCACGGGCACCGCACGAGCGCCCACTGCGAGCCGGATATGTTCGGCCGCGAGGTCTTCTGCTGGTCGACGGGCTGCCTGTGCGACCTCCGGCCGGAATATGCCCGGATCAACAAGTTCAACCACGGATTCGCAAGCGTGCGGGTCGGGGCCGACGGGCAATTCGACGTGTCGAACTTCCGCATCACGAACGGGAAGGTGAGGTCGTCGTGAGCGAGGACCACCACATCACGCTCAACGGCGACGAGCCCTGGCTCCTCCGGTTCACTGGCCTGAAGGGCCAGGCCTACGGCTACACGTTCACCCAGAATTCGAAGCGGCCGCGGATCCTGATCCACGACGGCCTCCGGGGCCGGCACCGGATGACGATCATCATCCACGAGCTCATCCACGCCCTGTTCCCAACGGCCAGCGAGGAGCACGTGGAGCAGGCCGGGAAGGACATCTCCAAGGTCCTGCACATCTGCGGCTACCGGGAGCAGCGATGAGCGGTGTCTGGCTGACCGACGAGCAGCTCGAGGAGGCCGAGCGGCGGGCGCGGCGGTTCAGCGGCGCCTACCACGGCACGAGCGGCACGCTCGCGGCCTACGTCATTCATCTGATCGGCATGGTGAGGCACTACCAGGAGGCAGACAACGTGAAGGATCGACGCCGCGGACCGCGCATCATCGGCCTGGCTGGGGCGATCGGGGCCGGGAAGACGCTCGCCGCGAGCATGATCCCCGGGGCTCACCACCTTCAGTGGGCGGACCCGATCTATCGCGGCCTCGCGGCCATGTTCGGTGTGCCCGAGGAAGTCCTCCGCGACCGGACCCAGAAGGAACGCGGCGTTCTCGCCGGCGACCTCGAGGTCGTTCCACGTCACTGCCTGCGGACGCTGGGCACGGAGTGGGGCCGCGACATGATCCACCCCGACATCTGGGTCCGGCTGACGATGCAGCGGATCGACACACTCGCCGAGACCATCGGCTCCCAGGTGTTTGCCATCTGCGGCACGCGGTTTCCGAACGAGGTCGAGGCGATTCGCGAGCGTGGCGGGGAGGTCTGGTGGGTGGACCGGTTCGCCAGGCATGAAGGCGACCATGTCAGCGACCGGCTCATCGGCCCGCACGACTGCGACCGCGTGATCAAAAACCACGGCCGCCCGGACGACCTCCGCAAGGAGGTAGAGGCCGCGTTCATGCTAGCCGTCTTCGGCGTGGCCGCAGGTTCCTGATTCTGGAATCTGGAACGCTCACCCGGCCGCCGCCGGTGGCTCCGGCTCCGGCTTGAAGATCCGCGGCAGGCTCTGCCAAGCCTTCGGGCGGCTCGCGTCCACCACGCGCGGGTCGAGGTATGACCGCCGCGTGATCCGGTCCGTCGAGTGCCCCAGGTAGCTCGTCGCGTCGAGGCCGGCGGCCGCCAGGTGTGAGGCCGTGGACCGCCGCAAGGCGTGGAACTGAACTTCGCGGCCGTCCCCGAGCCCGGCCCGCCGCGTGATCGTCTTCCACCGTTTGCGGAGGGCCGTGTCGGACGCGATCCACCAAAACACAGTCGGCCCGTCGTGGGCCGTGACGGCGTCGACGAGCTCGCAGGCCTCGGGCGAGAGCTCGTAGACCCGCTCCTGCCGGCGGCCCTTCCGGATCACCGCCGGCACGGTCAACGTCGGGCGCTGCCAGCAGTGCCGCGGCGTCTTCAACAGGGCGTTGATCCGCTCGCCCGTCTCGAGGCCCACGGCGATCAAGGCCCGGAAGAAGGTGCTGGCCGGCACCGGCCCCACCCACCCGCTCGACCACTGTGCAGCCGCGGCCAGGCGCGCAAGCTCGTCCGTGGTGAAGGCCCGCGGCGTTGACTGCGGGATCAGCTCGGGCGCGACGGTCGGGCGAAGCCGCACGAGTCCCCGGCCCTGGGCGAGATTCCAGATCGCGAGGATCCCGGACCGCTCCCGGGCCACGGAGTTCGGCGACTTCTTCTCCGCCATCTTCGTCAGCCACTGGGAGACGACGAGGTCGTCGAGGTCGTCGAGCGTGGCGGGGCGGCCCAGCCACCGGGAGAACTGGGTGATCGCGTGCCGCAGCAGGCGGACGCTTTCGGGCGAGCGGCTCCGGAGCCGGAGCGGAACGTAAACGTCAGTCAGGAATCGGTCGAGTGTCATGGTGCGTACCTCCGCAAAGGGTATAGGCCACGCATCCGTGCCGTGTGTCCTCCTTCCTTGGCGACTTCCGGTTGTGACGGCCGTGCCGATTGGCCGCCGCACCGTTGGTCGCCCAATGGTTCGGTAACACCCCCGCCACTTTCAAACGTTTCGATCCTGCCCGGTCATTCGGGGCCAAAAACAGGCCTGACTCTGCAGCCCATACCAGAGGCCGTTCGATGGACACTGGCGTGGTACCCGTCCTGGTCTACAGCATCCGGGCCGCCGGTCTGTTCCTCGCGATCGGCGTCGCGGTCGTGGCGGCCTTGGTCATGCCGTTCACGGCCAAGGGAGGCCTGGCCGGGGCCGTCGTGGCCCTGCTCGTCGCGGCCGGCGGCGTCCTGTCGTGGCCCAGGTGGCCCGGCTCCTGGCGGACCGACGCCCCGACCGACAGGCAGATCGCCTACGCCGAGAGCCTCGGGATCCGCATCCCCGCCGGCATCACGAAGGGCCGGCTGTCCGACATGATCGAGGCCGCGAAACAGGTCCGCGGGTGAACCTCTGGCCGCCGTGTTGATTCACGGCCCCGAACCCCTACGCTACGGAGGCCATGAAGATGCCGTTCAAACCGAAGCCCGGCCGGACCTACATCAACACCCGCGAAGCGGCCGACATCTTCGGCTGCAGCATGGGCCGGATCCGCCAGCTCGCCCTGGCTGGCGACTTGTGGTGCGGCCATCTCCACGACCGCGCCCTCGTCTACGACAAGGACGAGGTCGAGCGCAAGGCGAAGGACATCCCGGCGACCGGCCGCCCCCGCAAGGGCCGGCGCTCCGCCTGATCTCATTCAAGGCCCGCTCGGTGAACTGCCGATTGTGGTTCTAACCACAACGCTACAAGCAGGAGAAACCGATGCGTCGGATCAACTGGAACAACCTGACCACCGCCCTGGTCCTCGTCCGGCTCGGCCAGGAACTGGGCTCGGATTCGCCGCTGGCCCGCCATGTTTTTGCCGTCGCGGAAATCGCCGCGAAACTCGCGACCTTTTTCCCTGTTGACAAGTTCTAACCACACCCCTACAACACCCCGCGTCAGTTCTAACCACACCACAAAAAGGAACGAAGGCATGGACGCCAACGAACGGATGCCGGGCGATGCGGAAGCCGCTGCGGCGGTGGCAGGGATGCAGGACGTCTACGGTCGGCCGCTGCCGTCGATCGGCGATTGGATCAACGGGTCCAGCGGCGGCAAGCAGTGGGCCGGTCGGGTGATCGGCGTCGAGGGCTCGACGGTGATGGTCGACGTCGACTGCGGCGTGCTCGTGGCTCCCATCTCGCACATCGGGAGGGCCTGACCATGCTCAACAACCACGCCCACCACCGGCGCGACTACCGGGAAGGCCCGTGGGAGGCCTTCCTCCAGCGGAAGGCCCGGGCCATCCAAAAGCTCATGGCCCCCGGGCGCGTGCTCGAGCAGCTCGTCGCCCAGGCCCGGCCCGTCGGGGACGGCCTCTACGCCATCCCGGCCGGCCCGGCCCTGTTCCTCCGGGCGAAGGCCAGCCTCGACGAGTTCCGCGTGATCGCGAACGACACCGAAGGCGAGGTGCTGCGATGAGCGACGCGTGGCTGGGCTTCTGGCTGATCGCGGCGGCGGCGTTCTTGATGACGTTCACGCTCGGGGCCGTGGCGGTCGGCCTGGCTGTGGTGATGAATCGCATGGAGGAGCCCCGTGGCGGATGCCGCGGCGGAGGATGCCGGCGGGATGCCGGTCGGCATGGATGCACCCGGTCGGGGGCGGTCGACGGACCGGCCGCCTCCGATTTCGCGACGCTGGCCCGCGCGGGCTGGGTCGACATGGAGACGGTCCGGCGAATGGAGGGGGAGTGATGGCGATCAAGATCGAGCGCGGCGTCAGCCGCGGAGCGGCCCGCGTGGTCCTGTACGGAACCGAGGGCATCGGCAAGAGCACGCTGGCGGCACAGTTCCCGAACCCCGTGATCCTCGACACCGAGGACGGCACGCGGCAGATCGACTGTGCCCGCGTCCGGTGCTCCGACTGGATGACGCTCCAGGGGGCGATGGTGGACCTCGGCGGCAACGCCCAGGGCTTCGAGACGGTGGTCGTCGATTCGGTGGACTGGGCCGAGCGGCTCGCCCTCGAGCACATGCTCCGCAAGGACGGAAAGCGGAGCGTCGAGGACTACGGGTTCGGGAAGGGGTTCGTCAAGCTCGCCGAGGTCATGTCGGCGTTCCTGGGCATGGCGGACGGTCTGATCGACCGCGGCGTGAACGTCGTGTTCGTCGGCCACTCGACGGTGAAGCGGACGACACCGCCCGACCTCGACGAGGGCTGGGATCGGTACGAATTGAAGCTCTCGCGTCAGGTGGCCCCGCTCGTCAAGGAGTGGGCCGACGCTCTCCTGTTCGCGAACTACAGGACGCGGCTGGTCGAGGGGAACGACGGCCGGACACGGGCCAAGGGCGGGAAGGAGCGGATCCTGTTCGCTGAGAGGACCGCGGCCTGGGATGCGAAGAACCGCTACGGCCTGCTGGCCGAGCTTCCCATGACGATCGAGGCCCTCGCGCCGCTGTTCGCCGGCACGCGGGCGGTGCCGAGCCAGAGGCACCGCGGCGGCTGGCTGGAGCGGGTGGCCGCGGCCGACACCGTCGAGGCCCTCGGGCAGATCGCCGACGAGGCCGACCAGGCCGTGACCGCCGGCGACATGACGGAGAGTCAGCGGAGTCGGCTCGACGTCGAGATCGGCAAGCGGCACGACGCGATCGAGCCGCGCGAGGTGGAGGCATGAGCGACTGGTTCGCGTTCTCGCGGATGCGCGGCGACTGCCAGCCTCGGGCCTGGATGCGGTGGGCTGAGTTTCGGGAGGCGGTGATGGCGGAGTTCCCGTGCCTGAGCGATTGGGACATCAGGAAGGTGGTCCTGCAGGCAAAGCCGGAGAAGCGGTACGGGCACTATCGGTACACGAACGAGCACATGGACGCGGTCCGAGCGTATGCGGGTCGCATGGGTTTTCTGAAGGACACGAAGGGGCACGCGAATGTCTGACGACGCGATCGACTGGGGCGACTGGGGCGGCGAGGAGCAGGAGTCGAAGCTGCTGCAGCCGGGCGAATACACGGGCAGCATCACGGAGGCGGCGTGGGTGGTCGAGCCGTGGGCCGAGCGGACGTTCCCCGGAAGCGGCGGGAACATGCTGAAGGTCAAGGTCGAGATCGACGCTCCGGCTGGATACGCGGCGACGATCACGCGGATCCCGCGGATCAAGGAGCGTAGGTGGCAGTATCGCGCGGTCTGCGGAGCCGCTGGCGTGCCGGCCCCGTCGAAGGACGGTCCTCCGTGGAGCCCGTCCTGCCTGGTCGGCAAGCGGGTCCAGGTACTGACGAAGATCTACACGAACCCCAAGACCGACGAGAGCAAGGTCGAGATCGAGAAGTGGTTCCCGGCCGAGGCCTGGACGCAGCCAGACGCCGGCCAGCCGAAGCCGGCCGAGAAGCCGGTGGCGAAGCGGACGCCGACCCAGAAGGCCGACGCGGCCTCCGGCGTGATGCCCAGCGATGACATCCCATTCTGAGGTGACACATGGAAACGGTCCACAAGATCTCGATCTACGGCGGCACCGTGACCGTCTACCAGCAGGCTGGCGAGACGGTAGACGTCCAGGGTGTACCGATGGTTCGCCTGCGGCACGGCACGATCTGCAGGCCTGACGGATTCCACAGCAGCCTCGCGGACGCGCAGCGGGATGCGGCCGACCGGCTCGACGAGATCCGCGAGGAGCTCGCCCAGCAGGCAGCGAAGCTGCGGCAGGAGGCAGACGCATGAGCGACGAGTGGGGCGTGGCTGATGTTGTGCTGGCAGGCGAGTGGCCGACCGAGGTGGCGGTGGAACGGATCATCACCGCGCCGACGGCCAGTATCGCCTCGGGCATCCGCACGGCAGTGGGTCTCGCGGCCATGCACCGGCGGCGTCCTGGCCGTGACTTCGAGGCATGCCAGGCGGCATTCGATGACCGCTGGGGAGGCACGATAGCGAGCCAGAAGATCGGGCCGATGGAACCCGTTTTTTACACAGGAGACTGACCGGCCGCTCCCGGCCGCAGGGGCTGACTCATCGCAGCCCCAGGGAGAGTGCAGCGGGAGGTCACGAATAACACCCGCAGCCGGAGCCGGAGACCTTTCCGCCGGCGATCCGACCGCCGGCCCGGCGTCACAGGGCAAATACACGGAGGGCACACGGATGGCACTGCAGAGGTTGGTGAAAGGACACGAAAGCAAAGGAGACGAGAGATGGCTACGGCTCAATTCGAGACAGCGGAATATGTTTCCGGCCCAGCCGGCAAGGGCAAGGTTTCAAAGATAACTCGCTATGGATGGATTCTCCGCGACAGGCCC